ATTTAGTACCAGTGTTGGGATAAGTAGTTATCTCTACACTCTGTTAAGCAGGCGTGGACTGTAGGAAGGTTCATGGGGGAAAAAGGGGAAGGTGTGTCTGGAATAAACAGGAGAACAAATGAAACGAAAAGAATACTCGCAGACTTTTGAGATGTTTTGGAAGTCATTAGAAAACTACTTTCCCAAAGGCTCAAAGGTAGAAGCCTATCGGGAGTTCCAGAAACTTGAGTGTAATCAAGAGGATGCGGATTTTATAGCCAGTAGATACAATGAAGCAGTGAATGCTAAACGGGAAGTAATAGAGCGGGGTGGATGGTCTGCTCCGTTGAAGCACGTTTGCAGATACCTAAAGGGGGAGGAATTTGATTGTGAAATCAGCGAGCGAATTGATACAGGCAGGACAAAAGACGAAGAAAGACGAAGGCAATACGCCGAATTTTTCGGTGGAGCAGAAGCAGACTTGGGCCAAAGTCTGGGCCATGTTGGAGGCGAGCAGGCTAGTATCGGAACCAGTAACGTCCACTACCTCAACATACTGGATGAGCCAACTGATTGACTACCATCCTGACAGGCTCCTGAGAGGCGCTGTATGGCTTACTAACAATCATAAGGGGTTTTTAACCCTCGGACACTTAAGAGAGGCTGTAGCGGCTCAGAGAGGCGACTGGGGGGCATATAAGGAGTTTGAGTCCCTGCCATCCAAACCCGCAGATAAAGAAACCGCACAAAAGCATATAAAAGAAATCAAGAAACTATTAGGTATGTAGTCATGGGCTATAAGGCGGGAGCTAGAACAAACCATTTAGGAATGTCAGTTGGAAGCATTGACGTTCATAGTCTTAAAACAGTTGATATTCACGGAACCCAGAAAGACCCTTGGAGGTTAATCTCTGGGGCTTCATGTCAACAGATGAAGTTCAAGCAGCTAGTGAATGACCCGAAGCTGAATAGAAAGCTCTCTCAAATCATATCCCTGCTTCAGCATGAGCATGATTCCTTCTGGGATGGGGAGGAAGTAGTCAGGGTATATCAAAAGAACAGCGTCCAGGAAGTCAGGATGAAGGGATACAGATACCTTCAGCACAACGGACTTCATTATAAAAAGAAAATATAGTTGTCAGACACCACAAAACGGGTGTAGACTTACCACTCAACAACGGAGGAACCAAAATGTCAGAGCTAGAAAGATACATCAAAGAAAACATCAACCAGTATCCACTGAGTCCTATCGGATACCCCAAGCTAACCAATTACGACCCGCAGGATGAGATAGAGATTATGTCCAGAGAGGATGAGAATCTCCTGGATGAGGTCTTAACTCATCATGTTGATGATATTGGGAAGCTGCAAATTGACATAGCAAAGGCTATGTATGGTGATTGGCAGGCCAATATCAGACTACTGGGTGTGTTGAAGAAGGGCTTTAAGAGCTACTTTGATTACCAGATGGACGATTTAGGGTGCGAGGAAACTCTCCAGAAGTGGCAGGATGAGTACGCTGATGATTATGCCCGCAGCGCAGCTATAGATGCTCAGATTGAAGAGCGAATGATGGAGGAATTATGAATCAACTTGAACACGAAGCTAACTTTTTAAGAAATTGCAGCAGGTCATCATCATCTACTTTTTTTATATTCAGGCATCTTGAGGCTCTCAAAGATGAGATATTAAAAGACATATCTGACTTTGGTTGTAATGACTATTTGATTTGTGACGAAGAAAAAGAATGGGAAAGTCGTCTTGACTATATTCTTGAGCTTCTTAAAGACAAGTTCAGAGAAGATACGGGAGAAGAGTTGGATGAGTTGTCACGATACTGAGTTGCAGAAGGAAAGGGAGTACGAAGAGTTTATGGACGCTTTTGAGGTTGTGGATGAGAAGGTTAAGAAAGCCCTGTTAAACGAGGTTGGGGGTGATTCACTTCCTATGGTATGCGCAGTATTAGCCAAGCACCTTGTACTTGGTTGTAAAAGAATGGGCGATACCGAAGAAACCTTCTTAAAGCTAATGAAAGAAAGCTGGGATGGAATGATTGAAATGAGGGAGGTTCACTAATGCCAGTCAAAATACATGGTAAGGAATATACGACAGTCGTAGAGAGGATTAACGACTTCAGGAATGATGAGAGGTTTGAAGGGTGGTCTATTGAGACCGACATAATATCTACTGATATTGAGAACTGCATCATCAAAGCGACTATTAAGGACTCAACTGGGAAGATAGTTGGTACTGGACTCGCACATGAAGTTCAGGGTTCAACCAATATCAATAAGACTTCTCACGTTGAGAACTGTGAAACATCAGCAATTGGTAGGGCGTTAGCGAACATTGGTAAGGCGGGGACAGAGTACGCATCAGCCAATGAAGTGTCTGACGCTATCATTAACCAGAAGGTAGAAGAGGCCACAGGGAAGCTCAGAGGGCTTGTATCTGCGGTTCTTTCTAATCACTCCAGTATCGTAGCAATTAAAGAGGGTATTGCTTTAGACAATCTCTCCGAAGCTGCTGAGGAGTGGTTTACTTTAGAGGATGATATTAAGGCATCCCTATGGATAGCTCCGTCAAAGGGTGGAGTTTTTACAACGCGAGAGAGGGAGGTGATTAAGTCTTCCGAATTTCGCATGGCACATTTTGGAGGCTCAGATGAGTGATTACGAAAACAAAGGCGTTTTATTTAAGAATGATAGAAAGGAGAAGGAAACCCAACCTGATTACACTGGGAAGATTACTTTGGGTGGTAAGGAGAAACGACTGGCTGCCTGGTTGAAGGATGGTCAGAGGGGTAAGTTCATGTCCCTTCAGGTCAGTGACTTTCAGGAGCAACAGCCGCAGGCTCAACCTCAGCCAGTATTGAATGATGACTTCTCTGATGACATTCCATTCTAAGATGCACTACGGACATTTCTTAAAACGTCTGCATGAAGAGTCCAAGCGGAGTAAGAATAGCGTGGCTAAGGCCATCAATATGGATAGGTCTAACTACTCTAAACTTTTGGAAAGGGAGGATATGATGTTGTCTACTTTCCATAAAATCTGCAAGGAACTTGATGTGAAATTAGGAGACTTAGATGGGACAGTTTTGGATTTGTAACTCGTCCCATACTAGGGAAACTTTCCTCCGTCAGGCTAAGGAACTGATGGAGGAGAGACCCTACGTTGTCTGGGATGTGGACTTTGGTAAACCCAGAACGGGCAAACAGAACAACGCGCTTCATGTCTTCTGTAGATTAGTTGCAGAAGAATTAAACAAGAATGGATTTAGCGTTGAGTCTTTTTTCAAAGAAGGCGTGGAGATTCCTTTCTCGCCAGAAATAGTAAAGGAACATATTTGGAAGCCGATACAGAAAGCAATAACTGACAAGGACTCTACCGCAGACTTGACTACGTTAGAGATTCAATCTACTTACGAGAATGTTAATAGAGCCTTGTCTAATAAAGGAGTACACATTCCATGGCCGCAGAAGTAGAAGCCTTATATGTTGAAAGTCAGGAAATGCGAGATACGCAGAGAAGTATGAGTGGTAGAGGTAAAGCCTTTAGCATCGCCTTATTAAAAGCCAAGTATGGGAAGATGAATAAGGAAGACATGATACGGGCTACCAAAACGATTAGAGCATTGGAAACAGGAGAACCCTGGGATGCGATTGAATTTAGAATTGGATGGGCAGGAAGCTGAAGAAATAATAACTCTAATAAGAGAACTAAAGGAGGTGTTAGAAGATGTCAGAGAAGATTTGCGAGTATATAAAATGCGACAAGATAGTGAACAGGAGTAGACCAAACGCTAAGTTCTGTTCAGATAGATGCTGTAACAAGCATAAAGTATACAAAGCGACAAAAGAATTCAGAGAGAGTGGTCGGAAGAGATATACCCTAACCGATGATGATAAGTACAGAGATTCAGTTTTATTAAATAGAGAGTGGTTAAGCAGAAGATTATGAGGTTTATATGCCTAAGTTTGAAAGTCATTCTACCAGAAACCCACCAAGCCTAGAGCTATTAGAGTATTGTGGAACTGAAAGGGAGTTTGAAATCCTATCCGCTTGGATAGAGCTTGGTACTTCCATAGCTGCTGGAAAAGAACTAGGACTCAATGACAATACCATTAGAGCCGCGAAGCGTAGAGTGGAGGCTCGCGCTGCTGAGAAGGGATGGCAGAAAAGTCCCAAAGAAATACCCGATGGTTATAAGTTAAAGGGTAGGTCTACTCTACTAGACGCAGACGGTAACACTAAAATTGAATGGGTAAAGACTGAAGCGGATAAGGAGAGACAAGAGGAGATAATGCGAGAGGTTACTGAATCTCTCACTCAAGGTATAAAGCCTTGGCCCCTTGTCAAAGCTCCTAAGAAAACAAGTAAAGAACTATGCTCAGTCTACACAATCACTGACTATCATATCGGAGCCTATTCCTGGAGCGAGGAAACTGGTGAGGATTGGGATATTAAGATAGCTGAAGAGACTTTACATCAAGCCTTCACTGATATGATTAACGGTACTCCCGATTCCGAACAGGCTGTATTCGTTCAGATGGGAGACTTCCTCCATTGGGACGGTTTAACGTCCGTCACACCCCTAAATAAGCACGTTCTTGACTCTGATGGACGCTACCCTAAGTTAGTACAAGTCGCCATAGAAGGCTGCGTCAGGGCCGTAGAAATGCTCCTTCATAAACATAAGCACGTTCACGTTGTTATGTGTGAGGGGAACCATGATTTGACTGGTTCGGTCTGGTTACAAGCTATTATGAAGATGGCGTTTAAGGATAATAAAAGAGTAACGGTAGACAGTAGTGTGTTCCCATACTACTCATTTACTTGGGGTAAAGTCTTCTTAGGTTGGCATCATGGTCATTTAACGAAGATAAAAGGATTAGCGGGTAAGTTCTTCTCCGAACCCAGATTCAGAGGTGAGATGGCTAATACGGATTATATTTATTTAGCCACTGGTCACTACCACACTAAGGAAGTATTTGAATCTTCAGGTGCGGTAATTGAAAGACACCCCACGTTAAATGCCAGAGATGCCTATGGAGCTAGGGGATTTGAACACTCCCAAAGAGGCGCGTTAGCAATCACTTACCATAAAGACAGAGGCGAGATTAGTAGAGTTACGGTAACACCATGAGACAGTTAGACGAATTAAATATCCTTGAAAATTGTGAGCAGTGTATCTATCACTCCAAAGATAAATACAATCCCAGTAGAACGTATTGTAATAAGCTCGCAGAAACTTACGGGAGGCCCGTAGAGATATGTGTGAACAAACACTTTCCAATCCCATGCCCTTTACCGAAGGTGTAGCCAAAGTTAAAAACCCATGTAGAGGTGTATGTTCTACTTCTACCGTTGGCAGTATTTGGTGTGTAGGTTGTGGCAGATATTACAAGGACGTTATTAACTGGAACTCCTATGACGAGTCTGAAAAGATTCTAGCCATGAAGAAGGCTACGGAACACTTAGAAAAGAAACGTCTGGGAGAGGTTACTGATAATCAGGATTACTTATGAAGGCAACAGATAAGCAGGTAGGTGGCAGTCATTACAAGGGAATGAAGATACAACCTATAGAATATATACAGGCTAATGATTTAAGCTACTGTGAAGCCAACGTAGTAAAGTATGTATCAAGGTGGAAAAGTAAGAACGGTGTTGAGGATTTACTAAAGGCAAAGCATTACATAGAGTTGTTGATAGACTATGAAGAAGAAAACGCTTAGAGCTTTGATAGATGACGTAGCTAAGTTATTACAGAAGCACGTTAGATTAAAGGCTGCGGTAGCTGCTAATAAGAATGGATTTATAGAGTGTGTTTCCTGTAATAAGTGGTTCCACTGGAAGGATATGCAGGGTGGACACTGGATTGAAAGAGGGAAGCAGGCTACAAAGATAATGGAAGAGAACATACATCCCCAGTGTAAAGGATGTAACCAGTATGGAATGAGGCATAGGACTCACGTTAGAGAAGGTTATTCCAAGTTTATGAGGGATATGTATGGGGATGACTTCTGTGACCAAATGCTGATAGATTCTAAGAAACCGATTAAATACTTCAGACCTGACCTAGAAGATATGGTCAAAGACTTGAGGAGAAAGAATCGTGAACTTGAAGCAAATCTGTGAATGTGGGAATAAGATGTTAATCATCTACGATAGAGAGGATGAGCTTGTAGTTAGAGGTTGGTTCTGTCCTTGGTGTGGGAAGTGGCGAAAGAATGATATGCGGAGTGTGTTGGCTTGAAACGGGAAATCCAGACTGTAGAAATAGACCCCATGGAACCAGACGAACTTGCGAAGTGGGTGAACAACAACTTACCCTTTTTGGAGGGGACGGAACAGAGGGCGATTGGGACTCTGGCGATGATGGTGAGAGACTACTCGGAGTTCATGGAGGAGAATAATACAGTAGATGAATTATTCAATATGTTCATCTCCATGAGATATAAGGAACTGATAGACGGGGAGCTACATTAGTGGGCGATGTTATTTCAAATGAACGGCTTGCAAGGAGCTTGCTGTTATTTGAAGGAATGACATTTACGAAAAGGAATATAAGCCCCACTGATATAGATGGGTTTATAGAATATGATGATAGATACCTTGTGTTTATTGAACACAAAAGAGGCGACAAAGATTTAGATTTTGGGCAGAAAAAAGCCTACGACAGATTAATAAAAAAGATAGATGAAGATACTCATTGCTGGTTTATACAGGTTAGCCAAAGAAAAACACACCCATCTGGCAGTAAGCTCTATTCAAACGGCAGGTCTCAACAGTTTGATGATTGCTTGTTAGCTACTTGTGAAGTCTCTTGGATAAAGTACAAAGGGCCGTTTGGGACTATATTGGGAAGAGAGCCAACAAGATTTGTTAACGCCAAAGAGGCTGTTGAGTATATATTCAGGAGAGAATAGGAGAGGTCAGTACGACACCCAAAGGCGAGGGTGGAGGAACCCAGGATGCCGCACTGCCTCAAAACTATTGCGAATAAACAGACTCGTATGCCGACTTTAGCTTTGTGTAGGCATCCCTGTTTATCCTTTTAAGCCTTTGTTCTTGGCCTAATTCTAAGACTCTCTTAAAAGCCAAAGCCTTGGCGTTATTATTTTTACTATTTGCTATCGCTCTATACTCTGAAGGGGTAGTTTCTTCTATACCTCCAGCTTGTATTTGACCAGAAACAGCAGCAGAACCAGTTCCCAATCTTTCTGAAGCCTCAGAAGAAATAGCAGATATACCTCTCTGAACTCCAGTCTGGCCAGCCAAGAATCTTTGAAACCTTTGAGAGCCAATCATAGTAGCCATTGCAGCCCCAGCAGTAACACTGCCCAAGCCGCCTAATAATATCCCTCCAGCACCCAATGTAGTCCCAATCAGGTTGGAAACTGTGGGGTTCCCAGATTTCAATAACTGGTCAATTTCATCTATTTTCCCCAAAGTCTCTGTGTAGGACTGCATTAGTCTAGCATTTTCTAACTCAGTGCCAGTAGGATTTGCTCTAGCGTTTGCAAGAGACTCTTGAACCTTTTGCTTCTCAAGATTTAAGGCAATGCTCATTCTTTCTTTTGTGTTTTCATTTATCTTTTTCAGTATGTTTGAAGACCTAGCCCTAGTATCAGCTAAATCATCTGCAACTGATTGAAAGCTACCCTGCCCTTTTACATGAAGCCTGGATTGATTTCTTTTCAATGCTTGTAGCCACTGGTCTTCAGTGAACGCGCCTCTTACCCCGCCCTTTGTGCTTGCAGAAGCGGTAGCGTCAAGGAGGTTTACATAGACTCTCCATGCGTTTTTCTCTGCCTCAAATACTGCGGCCTCAGATTTTGGCAACTGCTTTGTAATCAAGCTATCAATTTCATCAAGAACATTTCTAAGAACAAAACCTCTTTGAGCGGCCTCTCCTCCCTGCCTAAGAAGATTTCTAACCTCTCTTGAATACCTGTTTCTAAGGTCAGATATTGCCTGTCCAGAAATTCTATTTCCGTCTAATTTGCCTTCTAAAAACGCTCTTACAGTAGAGTCAAAATTTATTCTTTTGTCTCCATACAAAAGAGCAAATCCCTCACTATCAACATCGTTCATTCTTTTTTGAATTGAAGCAATGAAGTCGTCAGCATTTAGGGTGAAGTTTCTATTTCTGATTACCCCAAAACCATCCTTCCAAGCGTTTTCAAGGAAAGATACAGCGTTTTGTATTCTTCCAGTTTCAATTACTTCATCAAATTCTTTCTGAAGGTCATCGCTCAGATTTCTTGGCGCAGAAGACTTTACTATATTTGTTCTGAACAGCTTTTCTTTTGCGTTAAGAATGCCCTGAACTACATTAGCCCTTGCAGACTCTATTGTTTGGTATCTCCTTTGAATCTGTAATTCTTTCTCTGGGTCTAATTTTATGCCTCTTGCTACTTTGTTTTTTATTGACTCAGCAGTGCCTTTTACTCTTGTACTAATGTCTTCAACATATTTATTTATGCTTGATAATTGAGTAATACCAGTTCGTTCCTGTATTTCTGCAAAAGTTTTATCTCTGGCAGTAATCAATGGTTTCTTCAAGTTATCTAATTGACTCTTAATCATTCCACCAGCTATAGGTAGGCTTTGAGTAATAGAGTTATATATCTTTGTTAACTTAGAGTCTCCAGCAGCTATCAAAGGAACAAAGTCCTCTCCTCTACCAAGCTCTCTTTCTACTCTTCTCTGAGCCAATGCGGAAATTCCAGTGCCAAGACCCCTAAACACTGTATTAAACAGGATTGCTGTTTTAGCCCCGTCAAAGGCGGCTTGTTCAGCGTCCTCTCCTTGCAAAGAGTAACCAAATCCCGCCAAAGCACCGTAAGCGGCAGCTTGAGGAGAACCAGCGGCTAAAGTCCTAATTGTTTGAGGAGTTGCTTGAGTTACCCTTTCTGCAACAGACGCAGCCCTAGAGGTCAATGGGGCAGATACTTGGGCAATCCTTGGAGATATTCTTTCTAGTACATTTGATACTGCTGGCAATGATAATCTTGTTGCAGTTTCAGCGGCAGCTCCTGGGAGACTTCCTGCTATACCGATGACTGTAGCAGCACCAGTTCCAAGAGCGTTTTCTTCTTGCCACTGCAATCTTTCGTTTTCCAGTCTGCTAACATTTTGTCTGTAAAAATCTGAATAAGAAGTATCTCCACCACCAGAAACATCTAATGCTTTATCAACTAAAGCAAGAACAGCAGCAGAGGACTCTTCTGATAAACCAAACGTAATTGTGTCAGTTATGACAGCTTGAAACATATTTCTTCCAGACCTATCCTCTTCAAATCCAGGAAGGTCAAGGGACATATCAAACCACCAGTTATCTTGAGTAATTGGTGTTTGTTCAATAATATTCTCTTCAGCAACAGACGCAGGAATAGATTGCTGCTCAGAAGATTGAGAAACACTAACAGTAGGCTGAGGAGAGCCTTCTTGTCTTCTGCGTATTTGCTCTTCTATTCTGCGGACTTCATCCTCAGTCGCTGTAATTCCTTGCTCTGCCATAACCTTTACTCAATTAAAGTCTCTTAAAACCAATGTTTTCTGCTCTTGGGCCTACCATTCTTTCCCACTCACCATCATCACTTAAAACATAAATATTAGATGTTCCGTCTGCGTTTTCTATAACCTCAACTCTTCCTTCATAGTCTGTCCCAGTTAAATCAAGCTCTACTTGATGGCCTAGTTCAAGAGCTAAAAAGTTTTTATAGTGCCTTTGAACTTTATCTAATTGCTCCAAAAATACGTCTAACTCCATGTCTGTACTAATAGAGCCAAGAGTGCTTTTCAATAAATCTAATTCAATATTTGAAACATTACCTAAAGCACCACCAGTTTTGCTTTCATCTCTCATTCTTTGGAGCCTATCAAAAGCAATATTTGCTTCAACTTGAGCAAGAAGTTGATTTAAGGTGGTTTTTGCTTGAGTTGCGTATGCTCCAACCCCAGGAATATCTCCAATTTGTTCCGCAGCCCTGCCCCATGCTCCAGTTGCAGTTTTGTGACCTTCTGCGTAAAGCCTAGCAGCATCAATAGCATCATCTATGCTTCGCGTCTGACCTATTCTGAGAGTTTTTTCTGCAATCCATGCTGCTGACTGACCTTGATTAGCCTCATCAATTGAAGCGTTAAGGGTTGGATTAGGAGTGCCATCAACAGTCTGCCCAGGAGCAATGTTCTGCAATGTCTGTTCATTTATCTGATAAACTACATTACCTTCTGCGTCTATCCCAAACAACGTAGGAACACCGTTTATCTCTGTTTGAAAAGTGGTTTCAGCTCCAATATCTTCAAATGTTTTAGTTTCTCCAGTAGTTCTGTTAAAAATTGTTGAATTACTTAACCTAGCCCAAGAATCCTCGCCCATGCCGCCTTTTTGATTAAGCAATTCCGCAGCTTTATCTGGAGTTATGAGCCTTCTTTCCAACAAAGAAGCTATATTCTCATTTCCACTAGCTCTTAAATCAGACACAAATTGCGGGATATTTCTTCTTGCTATTTCTTGGTCTTCAAGATTTGATAGTCTATACATAGATTCTGCTGCATCTATACTAAATAGATAATCTTGTTGTTGAGCAGTAATAGCGTCCCTTTCTAATTGATTTCCTGCTCTTTGATACTGAAGGTCAAATAGTTTATTTGCGTTTTCTCTTGCTTGAACAGAGGTAGTAAGACCCTCAACAGATTCTGCTACTTCAAGAGGAAGCAATGTCCTAGCCCTTTGTGTTGACGCTTCTGAAGCCGCTATGTCAGCTTCGGCTTTTCTTCTTTGAAGCTCATCAGCTTGTTTTTGCCTAGTTACATCAGCAGCCATAGCTCTCATCTGAGCAGCTTGAGTTCCAAGTCCTAGATTTCCTACAGCTTGTGCGGCTTGGAGAAGGCTTTGTGGGTCACTAGGGTCTACGCCCTTTAGGGCTTCCTGAACCTTCTCAGACTCAGTTCTAACGTCCAGTCCTAACATTCCACCAACACCCCTACGCATTGCTTCTTGTCTTTGGGGCATTTGCATAGATAAAGCAGATACTAGAGGGGCTTGAGTCCTAGCCAATCCTGTAAGACCGCCAGTTAACTCCCGTCCTTTAAGTATTCCCTCTGTCAGCATACGCTGTTGGGCTTGAGCAGGAGTCTCAATAATGTCGCTAAATAAAGATTGTATGTTGATAGCCATTGCTCTTTCCTAAATTAAGAGGGCAAACCCATTTGAG